TTGGCCAGCCGCTTGAGCTAAGCCAGGCTTGTTTATTACTATACCAGCTAATTCTAGTATCATATAAACTAAAGGTGTTTCTTCGCTTTCGTGAAGAGCAAAATTTGTTGTGTTTCCGCCTGAGTTATATAACGCTTTACCGTTTACAACTACGTAATCCCACTCTACCGCGGTTGGCTTAGTTATAACCTCGCAGTTAACATTAGCCGTAACTTGAGTTCCAGCCACATAAACCTCTATGTCTTCTCCGTTTGTTTGACTAGCAGCATAGTAAGGGTGTGATCTAAAAGCAGCGTGCCTAGGGGACTTGTTTAAATTATCAATAGTGTTTCTATCTAGCCTATTAGCTTCTTGCCCGTTAACAAATATAGAACCAACCATATAGTTGGCTGGAAATGTCGTGCCTCCAGCAACAGCTGCTATAGTAGTAAATGGAGCTAGCTTTTCTTTTAAGAATTGTTTTATATCGCCTTCAGACGTGTTTTTTTCATCAAAAGGAACCGTGTCAGCGTCTGTTCTAGCGTTACCACTCACTTTATAAAAGTAAGAATTAAATATCTCTAACTGCGCTTGATTAGCTAGCAAGTTAAACTCTTGAGGCGTTATATAGCCTCTTTGCTCCTTGTTGGCGATAGCCAAAACTCTTTGATATACTGTGTCTATACTTACTGCCATTTATGTATTTTTTATAGTTAAGCAACCACCCTATACAAGAGTGGCTGCTCTACTATATAGTGATTACAGTTGTTTCTCAATATTTGAGTAAACTTCCATACCTTCATCAGTCTTAAACCAAGCTGCTAACGCAGAGTAAGGATGCTCATCAAATGGAACTGTCATTAGTTTTCTACCTGTAGAAGCCCAGCTGAACGTTCTTTGGTCACTAGATAAAGATATTAATCCTATTTCATTTGCTTTAATACCAAAGTTTCTAAGCTGAATGTTATCATCATTAGCCAACTCTAAGAAAAGAATAGGGTTTCGCTTAGCGAATAGAAGTAAATCTCTTTTAAGCTCCTTAGAACTTATCTCAGACACTTTAGATCCCATTTCTACTCTCATTATAGCTTCAGCAACATCAATATCCATTGTTCTTGCCATTAATAAAGCTTCAACTTCGAACTCTAGCATTTCTAGTTGACTAGCGGCTCTTTCAATAGGTTTTTCTTCAACAAATAGCTTATCTCTTAGCGGGTGATATAGTGATAAAAACTTTTGTAGTACAGTCTTGTTTCTAGGAACTGTTAACACGCCATTTCTAAAAACTACATGTTCAAGTCTTTTATCTCCTACCATTTCGTCTACAAAAACAGTTCTCTGATTACTAGTATACATAAGCTCACGCTCATAACCTTTTTCTTCATCAAACCAGTGTATACCGTGTGTCTTTATAGAATAACTAAGTGGTCGTTGTTTGTTTTTTAAATGATAAACTCTATCTTTTATTTCCCAAGTAGGTTTATTTTCTTTGACTACAGTTTTAACTTTTGGCTTTTCAATAATAACCTCAGTCATTTCGTTTGTAGCTTCTATTTGAGGTTGTTCTACCTCTACTTTTTTTGTTTGTTTTTTTGCCATAATAAAATATAATAATAATTAAAAAAAAAAGAGAGGAGGAGTTATCCTCCCCTCTATTGAGTATTATGATAACAACATGAAGTTGTTAGCACCTTGTACTACTAAACATCTTTCAGATAAGTAGTGCATTTCCATCGCGTCTAAATCAGAAGTAGTAGCGCCAACTGAACCAGTAGTCCAAGTTTTTAATCTACGATCATCTGTTTGAGAAGCTCTGTAACGTACGTGTAAGAATGGACGTTTTAGGTTTTTACCTAACACTTGATCATACACTGAAGATACACCAGCAGGAATTATAACCCCACGAATGTTAGTTACAGTATCCATGATTCCACCACGAGTAGCTTTATCGTTTAAGTATTTCCAATCAGACTTGTAGAAGTCATAAGAACCTCTTCTAAATCCTGTGAAACCTAAATTCATAGCCATATCTTCCTCGTTGTCGAACACACCGTAAGAAGAACCACCAGCTCCGTAAGAGTTCATACCTGCTAGCATATCATCAATAGCTAGAGATGAATCTCTATTTAAGAACATCATGTTTTCTTCAATAGCACCGTTCTTGTCGAATTCAGCTAAGATAGCGTCAAATTCAGCTAAGTTAACAGCTGGAGGAGAAACAGTATCAATACCTGAAGCTTGGTTACCACGAGCTTTTAAAGCAGCGAATAAACCTTCAGTACCTTTGATTAACGCACCGTTACCTTGATAATCAGCAATGTTAGCTACAGCTTTCTCAGACTCAATCATCGACATTTCTAAGTAGTCAGCAAAACGAGTACGAGTATCACCTTCAGCTTTCAAGTACCATAGGTAACCTGATTGTCCATCTTCTCCAGACACTTCAACCCAACCGATAGCAGATGCATCAGATCCTGATACTTCAAACTTGTCTTTTAGGATAATTGGTTGGTTAGATAAACTCTTGAACTGAGGCTCGTTAGAAGCGTTACGTCCTACTTCACCTTTAACGAATTCAGAACCGAAAACGAATAAAGATACAGCAGCACCACCAACGTTAATACCAGCAGCAGTTAAGTTTGCAGCACCATAAGTCTCTACTTCAATAGTAGCAGCACCTGCAGTAACAACGTCAACATAAGCAGTTGCAGTAGTGTTACCATCAGAGATTAACACCATGTCACCTTGTCTAATACCGTGAGTCGTTGCACCTACAGCTGCACCGTCAATATCAGTAGTTAAAGTAATCACGTCGTTACCACCAACAACAGCAGCAGTACCATTGTAAGATAAATGTAATCTACCTTGTTCAGACCAGATAACCTGATCAGAAGTCATAGATTCTTCAGCACCTACTTGAGATAAGAATCCACCGATAGTTCTGTTTCCAAAAATTTCAGCTTCTTTTTCAATTAGGTCTGGTAAATATTGTTGAGCCCAGTTATTTGCACCCGCAGTTGCGAAGTCAAGATATGCACTGGCCAACGTCACTTTTTGAGCAGCCGGAGTAAAACTACCAGCTGGGACACCTTGTATTGGCATAATAAATTGTTTTAAAAGTTATGAAAGGAAACTATTTCCTCCCTTTTTTTCCTCTAAATTTAAAAGTCGCAGTATCGTCACCTAGCACTTTGAACTTAAGTCCTCCAGCCTCTATAGTATTGTGTCCTTGTCTTGGAGACATATCCACATTCTTGGCCTTCGCAACACTCTCCTTGAGAGCATCGGCTTTACCTTGTTCATAGAAGTGTTTAGCGACAGCATCAGCATTCATAGCTGTATATAGAGATTTGTGATAACCCTTAGCGTCTGACATTGCACCATCTTTGTCCAAAAACTTTTGAACAAAATTGTTAATGTCGCTTTGAGTGTTTTTAACCTCATCAGCGTTTTTTACGTTAAATCTAAATTTCTTTTCACCAACTTCGTATTCAAAACCTTTGAAATCGTTAGTAAAAACATTATCTGTTTTTTTCAGAAACTTTTCCTTCAACATTTCTTGCTTTTTAGCATTATGCTCCGACTCTTCGTTATATCGGTTGAAAAATTCAACAGCTTTCTGCGCTTCGTCTGGAAGTTTAGATCCGCTTTTGATTTCTTCGTAATACTTAGACTTTTGCCCGTCTAAATAGGCTTTAGCCTCCGCAACTTGCTCTTTTAAGGCTATTTTCTTCTTTCTTATAAGGTTTTCATCGTCTACATCTTCTTCGTATTTGAATTGATCTTCTAATAAAAACTCTATCTCATCGCCACTTAAATGTGGCTTTGTTGTTTTATAATATTCTTTTAAAGCTGTTAAGTTATCCATTTCGCTGTAGTCTTTGTTTAGATTAACATAATCGTTAACGCTTCCTCCAGTTTCATTCATAAAATCAACAAGCTTTTGCAAGTTCTCAGGAACTTGACTGCCAGCTTCTTCAGCTTCTTTTAAAGCCTCGCCAATCTCTTCTACTTCTGTAGACTCTGCAACGGGTTCTTCAGCTTGAACGGCCTCGTCCCCTTGTGGTATTTCTTCAACCACTTCTTGTACAACTTCGGCTTGTTCATCTGTAGCCACGTCTGTTGTTCCTTGCTCTGTATTGGCATCTTCATTTTGTGTTAAAGGTTTACTCAAGTCTACTTTGATTACATCCGGATCGTCTGCAGACTCAAATTTACTTAAATCTATTTCTTGTTCCACTTTACTTTCAACTTGAGGCTGCTCGTCCACGGACTTTACTTCCTCGATATTTTCGTTTTCTTCCATAATAAAATAATATATAAATTAGTGTTATAACTTCACTCCACCAAGTATATCATTACCTGATGACTCAAAGTTTTTAGGTGGAGCGTTATTTGCTCTTTGATTTATTAGCTCTGATTGTTGAGTGGCCTGCATTTTAGATCGCTTGTCTTTTCTGTCTTCTTTCTCTTTATCCGACATCGATCCACCCTCCATTTCTTTCATCTTCATCTGCAGCTCAAACTCATGATCCATAAGCTTCTTTTTAACTTCAGCTTCTTTTTCAAGTATCATGTTTTGCATTTCTGTTTTAGCTTGTTCTAACTGTATCTCAGCTTGAATTAAGTCTTGCTTCTTCTTGACTTCAGCTTCGGCTGCAACTTGCTGCGACTTAGCGTTAGCGTCTGCTTGAGCTTTTATATTCTCTTGCTGCATCTGTTGCTCTCTTTCTAGCTTTTTAGTTCTTCTAACTTTAAGCAGTTGATTTGCTAACTTTATATTTTTAATCTCTCTTAGATCTATAGCGTCGTTTAAGTCGATTAACTCTTTAGATAATGCTATCTGTATGTTATTCTCTAACATTTGTTTTTGCTCATCATCTGGAGCTAAATCAATAAATATTCCAAAGTCATACAAGTGTAAAGAACTCATTTCCTCAAGTGTAGCAACGTTATGTGCTCCAATAGCGTGTATAAACGCTTCCTTTGTGGGCGAATACTCTATTATGTCAGATATTCTTAGCGAAAGCAACTCAGCTGTTTCGGCTGTTAAGTATAGTCCAGCTTCTAATATGTGTTTTGTAGCGGTGTTAGAATTGGCTGCCGCTAGCTTTTGTATACCAACTAGAGAGTTAGCGTCAGGTGTACTAGCGTCTCTAGCTTCATTTAACCCGGTTACATCTCTTATCATTTGTAGATAATAGTTGTAAGTGTTTATTAAGCTTTGAAGCTTTTGACCTCCACCTGAGCTGTTTATTTCTTGAATAGGTATTTTTCCAGGGTTTTGATCTCCATCACCAGTAAAAGATCTACCAATAACAGAACCCGTTTGAAAGAACATGTTTAAAGCTTCTTGCGGATTATAGTTCGTTCCGTTACCTAAGTCTATTTCAGCTAAACCATCAGCGTCAAGGTAAATACCATCAGGTATCATACGTGACATTACTTGCTGCAGTTTTAAGTGGGTTAACTGTATCATGTCAGCGAAGCCAGTAATACGACTAACCAAAGACTCTATCTTTCCATTATACATTCTTGGGGCCACAACAGCATAATTCATCTTAACTTTAGTAAAGTCACTCTTGGGCCTCATCATATTTTTAGCCTTCTCCCACTTTAATAGTTTTTCTGTACCAACAACCATAGCGCCTTCAAACAGGCACTCTATTTGCCTCTGTATCCTGTTATAGTTTCCTTCTTTATCTATAGGAGGATTAAAAGAGTCGTCTTTTTCTATAACCTTCTCCCCACCACTTCCAACTTGCTTTAGCTTGTAGGTTTCGTTAGTGTAAGTCTTGTAATTAAAGTACATTATCTGCACTTTATTTATATCTTTATCTATTTGTTGATAGTTTCTGCCTTTATTATAAAAAGCTGCCTTAGATTGAAACTCTTTTAAATCTTCTTGGGTTAAGTGTGGAAACTCTTTGACAAGCTCGTTTATAGGTATTGTTTTAACTTCACCAATATAGTACAAGTCGTCAAAATACGGCGAGTCAGTGTGAGAGTAAACTAAGTTAGCAGGG